TTGATGAGGGATTTTTATAGTAGATAAAGAATTATTAGATTGAAGTGAGTAAAATCCTGAATTACTACTAGTAGTAAAAATTACTTTATCAAATTCAACTTCATTTAAAAAATATGAATCATCATACACAGTGCGAGTATAACCATCAGTAAAAGGTGGATTTACATATTTATTTCCTGTTTCGTAGTCTATATTTAAATCAATTCTCTTAAAAGCTTGAGTAGGACCTAAATAAAGAATTCTATAATCTTCATTTGGGAAATTATCTCTACCTAAATTTACATCATAAAGATTCCCAAAACTATCATCTTGAATATAAAATTGTTCATTAGCATATGAACAGCTAACTATAAAAGTTCCTGGTTGAACTTCATTACCAAAATTTCTTTGAGGTAAGCTTATAACATTAGCATATTGATATAACCTTCTTTCTTGAGTAGTATAAGTAGCATCATCTAATTCTAATCGATGAGCTCTTTCTCTAATATAATCTCTATAATATAATTTATCTAATTGGAAATATTTTCTATTTCCATCTTTAAAATAAAATTTATTATAAGGAGCCCAAGAAATAAAGTCAGTACTAACACCAATTGAGCTCAAATTAGTACTAGAATACCGTTTATGAGCTTCAAAAGGTGTTATTTTTATGTCATTCGCACTGAGCTTTTTAAATATACCAGGCATTAATAATCAAGTTTAACCTTAATAAGCGCTTCTTTAGTAAAATCTTTAGGTAGCGGTTGACTCATTTTAGCAACTGCTAACAAATCTTGGTTATCATTATATAAACCAACAGTCGTAATATATGTTTGTGGGTTATCAATCATAGAGTCAAATTTTAAAGTACCATCGTCTTCAGTGAATGAATCATTTGTAGTATAATTAAATTCAGTATTTTTAACTCTAATAAAATAATATTTACTAGCAATATCTTCTTGAGCATCTAATATAAATGAATTACCTGCAGTTAAAGCGTCTTGCAATTTAATAGGATTTTTACCATTAGTATTAGAATTAACATTTGTTCCTAAATTAGCACCACCATCAGCTACTGCAGCGTCTAGGGCATCAGCATTTAAAATAATAAACCCAGCATCTGGATAAACATAACCAAATGAACCACTATTAGTAACATATGTGTTACTAGTACCGAGTCTTACACCGTTAGAACCGGATACTAAATTAAATTCTCTTCCGACACCTGCTCTAATAGCATTTGCCGATCCTGAAGTAGTAACTGAATCATCAGTAAGTTCAAGTTGTTCAATATTTAAAGCTAAATTACCTAGTCTAAGGGCATTTTTGTATCTAGCTCTATTAACATTAATTATATAAATATCATCAGGAGTATACCCATCAAAACTAAAATTTTGGGTTTCATCACCACCAAAGACTAGATTTCTATATTGATTATAAATTGATTTAGCAGCGCTAAATCCTTCACCACCTACTCCAGATGAAAAATTTAAAGAACCACTACCAGCTTTATTTCCATAAGCTATAGAAAATTGAACTTCAGCAGTTGTGTCTGTGTCTGGGTTTTTATGATAGATTTCCATATAAAACGCACCACTTGAAGTAGATGAGGTAGTAGTATATTGGGTACTTGAAGAGTAAAATCCTAAAGTTGCTAAGTCATTTTCACCACCTGACCATGCACTAGTATAAACTCTATCTATAGAATCTACTGTATCTCCGTTTTCAAAAAATGTAAAAGTTGCCATATTGATCTATTTATTAGAATGAGGATCTAGCTTGAGCAGCTGCTGTAGTTCCTGCACTTGAATTTTTTCTTACTGTTAATGTTACTGTTGCTCTAGCACCTGTATCTAAACCAACTATTATAATTGAAGTAGCTAAAGCAGTATTGCTGCCAAATAATGTAGTTCCTGCTAATGCAGTACCTGTGAATGATTGACCGACAAAAGTTTGAGATAAAGCAGTGCCTGTGAATGGAACATTCTGTTGAGTAGTAGTACCACCAATTCCTCCTGTTGTATTACCCGCTTGGATTAATCTTCTATCTGCGATTGTAAATGAATATTCTGATTCCGTTGTGGTATCAAAATTAAGTGTAGTAGGTGTAATTGTAAAATTAGCTGATCTTCCTACGTTAATATTTGTAGATTGCAAACTCAATACTGGGATTTTAGTAGTACCTCTAGGTAAGGTAACTAATTTAGAAATCATAGTATTATTTTCATTTGGGATAGCTTCAATTAGTGGTAAATTTTCAATAGCTTCACCATAATAAGCGGACCCATTCGGGTGATTTTCATTATATAATGTGTAATCAATTTCATCATCTGCTAAAGCAAATTGAGTAATTTCAAAGGATCCGTCTTGTCTTGATAAAAGTTCACGGCCTTTTTTGGTTAATATAGCGTCTACAATAACGCTTGAATTATCTAAATATCCCATTTAAATTTATTTTGTTTATAAATATATATTATCTATTTCTTCTTCTATTTCTCCTATTTTCTCTCCGATCTTCACGACGTTCTTGCCTATTTTCACTGCGATTTTCTTTTCTTTCTTCACGACGTTTTTTCTTTTCTTTTCTTTCCTCTTGTCTATCTTCTCTTTTTGATTGACGTTTTTTACGTCTTTGGTTTTCTTCTTCTTCTCTAAGTTTTTCTAAACGGCGTCTTCTATTTTGTTCTGCTAATTGCCTGGCCAAAAGTCTACGTTGTTCAGGAATTACTCGGGTTTTAGCTTCTCTTTCTTCCTCTAATACAATAGTAGGAGCAGGTTTAGGTGGTTTCCATCCTATTCTATCAGGGTATCTTTTAGATTGATTTAGTCCAGGTAATAATTTTCTATCTCCTATATCAAGTCCAGCTTTTATTAAAAAATAAATTAAATTTTCTTTAATAAAAGGATGTAAATTATGAGGAACTATTATAAATGGTTTATTACCTATATCATTGGGTAATTCTTCATTCTTTTTTAAATTAATCAATATACTAGGTTGTGTTATGTCACATCTTGTAATAATAATACTACCTGTAGCAAATACTTCTGGGGATTGGGCATATCCAAGGGTTGGTTGTTCTGATATATATCCCGACACAAAATCAGTGTCTGTAGGGTATTTGTTACTATTGTAATGTTGAATAAGTTGGTTCTTAATTCTTAATTTAGGTAATCCATAACCTTGTTGGCCATAGTCAGGGTTTGATACGCTGCCTGTATTTAATTGTTGGGCGGGTTGTAATCCTTGGTCACCTATAAGAGATGTACTTACACCCACTACTTGTGCTGTTGAAAAATCAGTAATATCAGTATTAGGAGTAAAACTGCCTTCTAATGAACTACTTATAGTACCTTGTCTACCTAATATAATAGGGGTATCCGAACCACTTTCACAGAAAGAAACAAAAAATCGTCTATTTTCTTTATCCCTAAAAGCATTAGGATCATCACTATCTAAAGTATCTACAGCATATTTAGCTAAATCATCTAAGAATAAACCCAATGAAGAATTACTAACAAAATCTGAAGTTCCTCCTATATAACTAACTGGATCTTCATAACCATCCCCAAAATCTATTGTATAAGAACTACCATAAAAGGATCCCGTATAAAATTTTAATAATTCTTCTCTATTATATATAGTAGGGACCATCCCTGAGTTATAACGAGTTTCAGGGGTTCCCGCTGATGTTCCACCGGGGATATCATCACCTTCACTAGGCCAATAACCAAATGTAATATCTGTGTTATCTGCCTGATTACCCCCACCATCTTCTGGTTTTTGGGTAGATATTAAATATGAACTTGTTTGGTTTAAAGCTGTGTCTATCCCTAAAGTTAATCCAGGTTTAGGACCAAATTTTACTATTTTTTTAAATAATCCTAAATTAGAATAGATTTTATATTCTTGTTTTAATGAAGCTTTAATACTATCATCAAATGGAATTATTTGACATAAAGTTTTATGTTTAAGATCATCGTTAAAGCTTTGATAAAAACCTCTAAGTGTAGTCCAACTTCCTTCTTTAAAATTATCTAATCTAACATCAGTAATAGAAAGATCATCATTTATCGTAAGGTATCTATTAGTAGAAATGTATGAATATCCTGGTATAGCTAAAATATCATTATCATCACCACCATTTTCGCTTCCTATTAATCTATTACCAATATAAATATTTCTTGTATAATTTTGAAGAACAGGAGTTTTACCATAAGTAGTATCTCCAGATCTAAATTCATTAACCACAGCCCCTTCTAACTGTCTACCATCATAACGTGATGAATTCCAAGCTTTAGTTGTTAAAACTGAGTCATTAAATTCATAAGGATCAGCTTCTTCAAGAATATAAAGTTCAACTTCATAAACATATGAGTCACCCCCACCAGGAGTATCTGCTATACCTAACATTAATGTAGTTATAGCATTATTATTAGTATCGAAATCAAAAATAGTCTCAATTGCCGGGGTATTCGGATCTATAGTTTTAAAAGGAGAAGTATAAAAACCTGTTAGAGTACTAGGAGTATTAGAATCACCAGCAACAATATAAAGCGTATCACTACTTAAGGTTTTAGTTTTAAATCTAAATTTTCTACCTTGAATAGGATTAGAAAAAACTAATGCTACATAATTATAAGAAAGAATAGCGTTATCATCTAGTTGTAAACTTAATGTAGTGCTAGAATCACCATCAATTATTGACGCTACTCCATCTGAGCCTCCACCAGTATCTTCAACAGTAAATGCAGCTAATTGGATATCTAATTCTCCTGTATTGTATAATGCTTTTAAATTAATTTTTCTTGCCATTATCTTAAACTATAATATCTACTTTTTCTTAACGTCTGTGCTACGTTTTCAGTAGCTGTGCTATAGCTACCTTCTTCAATATAATCTACAACATCAATAAGTACATCAGGGAAAGACTCATATGTAGAACTTATTGATCCTGAGGGAGTATATCTTGCTAAATGTTCAGGTAATTGTTCATAGTCAACGTTTGTACCTGCAATTTTTGTCCTTTCTAAATAGTGAGGTTCAATAACTAAACCTGTTTTTAGATTAGCTTTTGCAGGAACAAATTCTTTAATCATTTTAAATAATGTATGATCAAAAAATTGTATCGTTCTTATATAATCACCTATTCCTAATTTTTTATCTAATTTTTGGGTATATATATCTCTTAAGGTCTTTAAATCAGGATAACTACCAGAAGTATAATGCGTTGGATCTCCTATATAGTCATCTAATCTAAATCCACCTAGTGTATAAATAATATCTTCATTAACCTCAAAAGTTGGCGAGAAAAATACACCTAAATCTGAATAATCTAAAGGTTGTCTATCTTGGGGTGAAGTTTCAACCGAAATAAATGGATCTAAGAAATTATCATCAAACGTTCCATTATCAATTCTTACTTTATCTGATACCATTCCCGAACCCACTGTATCAGGAGTTGTAAGGTGGTGGGTTTCTTCTATAGAAATAATATCTGTGTCCGAAGTAGTAGCCAAAGAGACAGTGAATAGATTCCAAAAATCTGAGTTTGGGGCATAGTTGGGTTTAGAAGATCCAAATTCAGTTTTATTAGTAGAACCTAAAGGATGCCTATACATTAAAGATTCATAACTCGAACTTATAGTATTACCATTATAATTAAAAGGTGATAATGATTGAGTTATAATAGTATCTAAAGTAAGTTTTTCACTCCAAGCTCTAAACTCTTGGAAGCTACCTGAAGTACCACCTGCAAGATAAACAGTAGTAGCTGAACTGCCGGGTCCTATTCTGATTTGTGTAGGATTTGAAAGCCCATCTTTTTGGTCTTCAAAATAACCAGTAGCATCTATACTACATGAAAGTATATGAGTGTTTTTATTAAAAGTAGTATTAGTAGCGTATGCCTCTATAGTATTACCTTCACTAGAACCACTGTTAAATCTTACAGATATATTCCAAACATCACCATTTAATATAGGTCCTAAAGAACTAGCTGATTGGGTTTTTATTCTATCACCTGCAACAATAGGTGTATTAGAACCTGACACTAATACTAGATGAGCAAAAGATCCTGAGTTTAATATAGTGTTATCAATACTTTGAGATATACAAATAGCAATGTCTGAAGGTTCTGAAGGAGTTACTATTGAATTATTATTAAATATAGCTATGTCGTAAAAAGTCCCAGCGTAGTTAGTAGGAGGAAGGTGTCTAAATTGGACTGTTTTAACAGGACCTGAACTTGCCAAATCATCATCTACTGTACTTAGTATATAAGAAGTATCAGAGTTGGCCTTATACATTTTGCTTTCTTTTTGGTAACTAAATGTTCTAAACCCTGTTTTATCTACTAATGGACCTCCATACTCTTTAACGTGAAGAACTGTTTCAGGAATACCATAACAAGCAATTAATGCTTTTAAACCACGTTCAGTACCTTTTGTTTTTAAAAGATATGATGAATTATGATATAATCTTTTCCAAATTTCTTTTGCAATATCACCTTTAGGAATAGGTGCATTAGAAGCAGAAATTAAAGTTGACCCATCAGTAGGGCTATATTCAAACGCTCCTGATCCATCGTCACCAATAAGGTATTCATATAAAGGAGCATTAGCAAATTGATCATAGGCACTAATACCTCTTGAAGTCAACTGATTTAATACTAAATCTTTAGATATACCATCTTTTAATCCACTGTATGCTTCATTAATATCAGTAATACTATCTATATAAGCCCATATTCCATCAAAATATTGACCTATCATTTCAACGAATAAAACATATTTATCGTTTTGAGTATTATCTCTAATATGAGGTGGAATAGTATTTACTAAATTATGTTGATTCCAACTATCAAATTTAGAAGCACTTAATAATTGTCCACCATAATATAAATTAGTATAATCATCTGTAGGTGCTCCCATCCATCTAAGAGCAGTTATAGAATCTGTCTTAACATTTGTATAAGGATAGGTATTATTGGTTTTAGGCCACGCATAAGCACCTGATTCGTAATACAAGTATCTTTCATAATAATCAAATCCTTGTATTAATTTGTCTTGTTTTGAAACAAATATAGACTTATTTTCAAGTACAAAATTAGAAGAACTTATACTACCTGTAATATTATTTAAATTAGCTATTGAGCTAGAATAAGTTTCTAATAATTCTAGCTTATACTTAAAATTTTGTAATCTTTCAATAGCAGAACTAAAATGAATAAAATTTTCAAAATGATAACCTGATATAGTATCTGTATTATCAAATTCTAAGTCTATTTGAACCGTACTATCATTTAACATATTTTGGATCCTATTAAAACTAGAACTTATAGATCCATTAGTTAATATTTGATCAAAGGTTTTTTGGCTACTAGGTACTGTAAATATATTATCGTTTGATAAAGTAAAATTAGGAGGTCCTATATCAATACCAATGTCTGCTGCTTTTTCGGCAGTTAATTGGACTGTGACTTCTAATGGGTTAATTACATCTTCAACAATATTAAAAGAACTTCCAACAGAAAGATTAAAGGGTAATGGGTTATATAATTTAAGTAATCCTGTTTTATCTCTACTTAAGAGAGAATTTAATATTAAAACAGATGACTTTGGTGTAATTAAATTAATATCTCTTACAAAAGGAGATGAAGTTAATATACCATTTAAAGTAGCAATCGCAGATTCAAAATCAATTTGATTAATACCATTAGGAGTGATTCTTATTTCTCTTCTAGAAGGGGAAATTTCAGATATAGTAAAAGCATCTTTAGAGACTTCTAAAATACTTCTTTGAAAAGAAAAATTCATTACATAAGTCCCTGAATTATATCCATAATCTCTGAGGACTTGTTCGTAATCTATATCTATAGAAGTTATTTTAGGAGTTCCACTAGTACCAGGAGCATCAGTATAAGATTCATATTCTCTAAAACTTTTATCCGTAGTTAATAAAGTTCCTTGCTGATCAAATATTTTTAATTCAATAGAGTCATTACTCTGCCCAAAATTTCTTACTAGCTGTTTAGTAGGAATTTGGTCTATATCTTGAGAGTTAAGAGTCTCTATTGTTTGGGTATTTAACGTAGCCATTTATTAATTTGGTTTTAATGATTCTAATTTACTATCGATAGCAGATCTAACTTTATCTATAGCTAAATTTATATCTCTTTCATCCTTACCACTTGAAGATTTTTTAACATCAGCTCTCCATTGACTTTCACTTCTATTAGAATATTTTAAATCACTAGCTTTTGCTTTTTCATAAGCTTGTTTTAAATCTTTTTTAGGACCATTTTCGTATTTATTTTCACTGTCATTTTCTAATTGACCTTGATTAAATAATTGTTTTAATATATCTTGTAATGTATTATAGGTCATAGTAGGATTACCAGGATCACCAATCTGAGCTACATAAGCATCATATTCTGCTTGTGCGGCTTGGTTATTAACAGATTCTTCTAAACTTTCAGTATCGCCTAAAACTAAATTTTGAAGTTCATTTTCTAATCTTCTAATTTCACTTTCTAATTCTGATATTTGAGTATTTAAGTTATCTACAACAGGTTGTAAAGGATTATTATAACTTTCTACATAATCTAAACTGGTTTGAATTATAGTAGTGTGAGAATTTTCTCCTTCTTTAGGAATGTCAAAAAATATCTCATTATAATGATCAAAAAATTGATCAATTTCTATAGGAAGATCAGTAGTATTTAATTCACTAAATGATGTATCGACTTTTTTATTAAAATCCCCTTTACTATATATAGTTCTAGTAAACGTTATATCACCTTTATATTTAGAAGGAATTGGATTTTCTTCATCTACAATAGGACGAGGAGGTAAAGCTCTTGCCTTAGATTTACGAGCTCTTTTTTCTAGTAAATCATTTTTAAGACTTATTCTAGCATTCCCATAATTAAGAGATTTTGGTGATCCAGCCATTATGATTTAGTTATTTTAAAGTAGTATTTTTCATCAAAAACTTTTATTCCATCATTATTTTCATGTTTAAATAAAAGCTTATAATATCTTTCTTCTTCTAAACCATTCATATATAGTTTAAAATACATACCTTCAGAATCAGCACTTAATTTAGAAGTAGGCCCAAAAGGAATAATTGTTTCTTCAGTTGCATAATCAACTAAAGAATAATAAGATTCACTTGTAAAATATTTAGTATCTAAATAATTTGAAGACGTAACAAATCTACGTGTAGGGTATAATTCTCTAACATTTAACCTAAATTTAGGCTCTTCTATAGTTTTAAATTCGCCTTTATTATTTCTTAAAGTAACAAATATTTCTCCTGAACTTAATACAGAATTACCTGAGGCATAATTAGTGTCATAATTTGAATCATCCCAAGCAATATCTAAATAAGGTGGGAAAATCGTATGAGTATCCATAGAGAAGAAATTCAACTCCCCATCACTTATAGCTGTAAATTCTTGTGAACCTGAACGTTTTATAATAAATCCATTATTACTAACCCCATCAGGGTAAGTAGCTGAATCATTACTAGCACTGTAATGTTTTAATATAGGGGAGGTTATATCTAAGGAAATATCTAAATTATCATTAAATCCATAACTTCTAGTAGTTTCAAATCCTGAACCTGTATACCATACACCACCTCCGGGCGATGTTGCTGTCCAACTTCCCGTAGTACCCGCAGATAAACTGGCAGTATTCCAATAAGTCCCTATAGCACTATATTTGATCGCATTATCACTTCCATCGCGGTATTTCCAGGATACCCCATCAGTAATCTGAGGAGTATTATCTAATCTACCAGTACCATTTACCCAACTCTCAGCTAAAGGATAAACTTCTAAATGCTGATCTACACTTAACTCTCTATGTTCAGTTTGCCATAAGTTTAAACTAGCGGTGACTATATCTTTATTGCCTACTTTATTATTAATTACATTAACTAACTCAGTTGTATTAAATTGTATTAATATTCTACTTGGGTAATAATTTGAATCAGTACTTGATTCAATATCTCTTATAGTTAGTATTTCATCAATACCTGTGTTTAAAGATTGATTAGTAGGATGAGAATATATTGTAGCGTCCTTTTCGGGAAATAAGAAGTAATGTGCCATTGTTATTAATTATCGAGTTACTCTACCAATTATATCGTTATTAGGATATTTCAATTCAAATAATGCAGGATCTACAGGTGGGTATATTATATTATTACGAGTAGCAGCTTCGAAGTTATATTTAAATTGAGAATAACCATCATTAACTCCGTATTTATTTGTAAAGATTACTTTGTCTACATTTTGGACTCCATCAACAGTGTATAAAATATTATTTATATCACCTTTTATGATTGGTTGATTGATTTGCCAGTTATCAATATTAAAGAAATCTTTAAGTCTATTAATGCATCTAATCAACACAGAGTCATTATTAAATCCTTTTTTAACACTGATATCAAATTCTACACTAAAATTTAATACAGATGCATCTTTAATATTAATAGCATCTGTTAACATTCTATATTGTTCTAAATAAGTTGCTAAATTAATTTTAGCAACATCAGGTAATGTTTCTAATTTCCTTCGAAAATTATATCCTAAAACGTATAAATTTAAAGCATTAGGATTAGCAATACGCTTACTAGTTTCAAGAGATATTTGATTATCTTGTGTTATATAGGCTTTAGCTATATTCCCAAATTGAACAGGCATTGATAATGCTCTAAATATATAATCTTCTTTAGTTACAGTTCGTTTTTGAGCTGCAAATTGTGCCATAGTATTTAAACGGATGTCTTGAGCTGAATCACCTGGTCCACCCCCTAAAGCGGGTTTTGGGTTAGTGCAAGATAAAGAATTAACAGCGTCGTTAAAAACCGAGGAATCAAGATTACCTTGGCGAGGAGTTATAACTACATCACCTATTCTATTAATTGTATTAGCGTTAGTATTAGCTTGAACTCCACCACCTACTAAATATTTCACAGTTAAAGTAGTATTAGATGGTGCTTCACCATATGCCTTAGTATATAAAAAGTTAGAAGGATCATAAGCAACATCTAATAATGATCTACCATCACGAATACCTAAACCAATATTATCTGGGTTAGGAATAATTGTTGTATCGTCACCCCCGGTTGATCCAGCACCAAAATGGATTTCCATTTTTTTATTTGACCTAAACCTAGTAATAAATCTTTTAGATACTTTTTTAGTTCTTAATAAATAAGGAACTTGTCCATTATATTGAGGTAAATCCGGATCATACGCTTCATTATTAGGCACTTCCTCAAACACAGTTTCTTGAGCTAAATAAGGTACTTCAGTCCAAGTATTACCTTCTGAGTCTGTGATTGATTGGATTCCTATTATATTAGAGTCATCTAAAGATATAGTTTTAAATCTTTCAACTCCTTGTATATTAAATGTAGCTGTTTTAACTTCAGCACTAATAGCTTTAACTTTTTTCTTTAATAAGAAATAATCAGGTTGTGTACTGCCGGGTGCTAAAGAGTAAATTGTTTGCTCAGTAGGGTCAGCAGATGAAGAAAATGCAAAATTTACATCATTTTGTATAAGATATCTTACCCCACTACCATTATTAGGCAAAAACTCAGAATTTTGTCTGACTTTATATGCGTACCTCCAATCAGGGTTACCATTAGCAGCAGGAATTTGTTGGAATATTTCTAACTCAACCACCGCAGGAGTAGTTACAGCAGGAGTATATCCTAAATTATAGGCTAAAGCATATAAGTTTTCTCTTTCTTGGGCATATTGTAAAAATACCTCTTGAATTTGAGCGTCTGTGTAAAAAGAAAGGACATCACCAATATATGATGCCATTTCAATGAACATAGTTCCGGGGCTACCTTCGGTAAAATCATTTAATAGGTCAGGGTAATATACCTCTGCCATATTGATTAAGGCATTTTTAAAATCATTAAAATCCTTATCTAAATATCTTACGGGTTTTGTGTTATTAACTGCTGTAGAGTATGCCATTATACTTCGTTATTAAAATTGTCGTTAGTAAAACTTAAAGCAACCGAATCTTCTTCATCATTATTATTTAAACTATAATTAATTGTCACATATAAAATATGACCTTGTGGACCACCATCTCTTAGAGCTATATTTTTTAAAGTAATTTCTGGAACATATTGTTCAACTTGTGGGGTTACTATAGCTCTTAATTCTTCACCTGCTATGGGGGTATTTTGCTGGAATAATCTGTTTTTTAAACCAGCACCAAAGTTAGGATGATGCACTCTTTCACCAGGCGAAGTTAATAAAACATTGATTAATTTTGATTTAGCGTGATCTTTAGTTGTATAATCTAAATCAAATATTTTTTTTCTATTAAAAGGCAGTCTTGCACCTACTGCGACTTTTTCATCAATGTCGACAGGTTCTATTCTAATAGGTTTTCTAAGCTTAATAGCCATTAGGGTCTAAAGGTTTTCTTTTTATCCATAGCTGTCATTAATTGACTGTAATCTTTGTTTATAAACTGGTTTACAGGATCGTTAGCAGCAAATGTTTGTTCTGGTGTAGGTGCTATAGCTGTTTCAGATAAAAGTGAATTAAGAGTATCATTACCCGTATTAAAATTAGGTGGGGGCATTTGAGCTCTTAATTTTGCTCTAAAATCTTCTACCTCTACTTTATCGACTTTATTTTCAAATATAGGTTGTTGAGGCTGATTATTCAATTCTTCTTTTAAAGTTTGAATTTCGCGTCGTAATGCATAATCGATTTCTTCACGTACAACTTTTCTAATAATTTTTTCGAACGCACTTAATTTCATATCTTATGGTTTTTAATAAATATTAAATATTTCGATTTATTGGGATTTCTCTTATACCTGATTCATATACTTCAGTACCTGGGCCGTTTTTCGTTACTTCATATCTAACTTTATATGTTGGAAGAACAACTTTAGTAATTACATCTTTTAAATTATCAGGATTCTTTAAATACGTTTCAAACGTAATACCACCTAACACTGTATTAGTATCTTGATCTCCTGTGGTAGTATCTTGTGTTTCTGTTAGAGGTAATGATAAATTAAAGTTAGCCCATATAGAATTTAATTGATCTAATAATGCTTGTAACTGATCAATTACCGCTTGGGTATTATTAATACCTAAATCTATAAAGGGTTCTAGTTGGTCTACTTCATCTGTAAAGAATTTAGTAGGAGTATTTAAATTAGATATAACTCCTTCAACATTTTTAATTTTGTCTTTAAAATCTTTTTTAAATTCTGTGATTTTAGCAATTACAGTACCACTAACCACAGGGGTTACTTGAGAAGCTAATACAAGATCTAATGTAGGTAATAATTTTTTTATTATAGTGATAATTCCTAGTTCTGGGTCTGCAAAAATATTTGTGACTTCATTTAATTTAGAAAAATTATCTCTTATAGAATTAAATTTAGCTTTAATAGCTTCTAATTCTTCTTTTACTCCTTCTAATTTTTTTATAGCTTTTTCTAAAAGATTTCTAAATTTATTATAAAGTCTTTCAGCTTTTTGTAAAGCATTAGGAGAATCTAAAACTAATCCTTCAAGTTGTTGTTTAAAATCTTGAGGAGATGGAACATTAGTTATAGTTTCTTCTTGAGCTCTTTTTTTAGCAATGACTAAAATTCGATCTTTTGCATCAGAAAGAGTAAAAGATGCTTGATTAAGAATATTATTTACTAATTTATTAATCATTTGATAAATACTTTTTTACTATCAATATCATCTAATCTAGATTTAATCTTAGCTAAATCCTTTAAAATAACCTTATTTAAACCATTATTAACACCTGGGTTAGGACCCATTAAACCTGAAGTCATTGGGTATTGTACTTTAAAAAACATATCTAAGGCATTAATTAAATCAGTTAAGATTTGTTTTAATTCTCTACTTCTAACTGCAGGTATATTTACGTCTTGTCCATTTTCGATAGGTCCTATATAAATTTTAGAACCATTAATAAACACATCATTTTTGCTATTAACATGGAATTCACCATCAGTTTTGAATACAAATAAGTTTTTAGCAGAAAAAACACTGTCATCACGACCATTAAATACTAACCGATCACTATCAATTAATATTTGTTTACCGACGTATTTATCTTCTTGTATAAAATTGGTTGCCATTACGTTAAGGTTGTATGATCTGGGACGTTAGTAATTTCTATATTTCTAGCATAAGTACCACCATTGAAATTTATCCCATTATAACTATCTTCTAAAGCCTTTTTTAAAGCAGAATTTGCAGAAGCAATAGTCCTATTAAATTTATTATTACCATCATGATAACTAATATGGATCCATGATCTATTACCCCTTTCAGGAAATTCCCAAATTAATTGATTATAAGGAATATTATTATTAACTATATAATTAAAAATTTCATATGTAGGTACTCCAGGTACTTGTAAATCTATAGCTCTACCTAATCTATGTTCTGAAGTTTGAGCACCTCCTACAGCTTTATTTAGTTTGCTAATTCTTAATCCTGAAGTTATTCCTAAATTAGGATATCTATCTAACAAAGGATCTATACAATAAGCTACAAGTCTATCTAAATTAAACATAACTACAGCAGCTGTATAATTATGGCCCTCACTAGCGTCTACCCCTGGGAAGTTTTGAATTCCTAAGTCTTTTGCGGTGTTACTTTTAATGACTGTGGCTAAAGTGATTCCTTTATTACCTAAACCTCTACCTGTAGCTGTATAGAGACTATCTTTTGGAGTATTAATATAATCAGCATCATTAAATATAACAGAACCAACGGCTGGATTAACAATAGCTCCTTCATCACTTCCTTGGTCTGCTCTTACATCTTCTCCTTCGTCAATACTATAAGTAGATGAAGAATAAATTAATAACCCTTCATCTTGGGCTTCATCTAAAGCAGCAAATACAGGGTCAGTTTCTTCTACTGACTGAGTAATTTTTGTCATTGGGTTTGAATCAACAACTTCTTTATTACCAAAATTAAATTGAATATCTTGGATTTGTAATTTTTGTTCTGGTTTAGATTGGGGAATTATAGCTGCTGGTTTTTTACTAATTGTTTCTAAAGGTTTAGGAAGAGGAGTATAAGTTGAATTTAAGGAATCAATATTAGTAGAAGTTGCATCTATGGGAATACTTTGATTCTCTAACATGTAAATAGAAGCAGCATCGTTAGTTACATTTTCTTGAGACCCATTACCTAAACTAAGAACCATAGCTTTATCCCCAATACTAGGATTACCATCATCAGGGGTATCTGTTACGTTATTACTTATAGCATTAGTTCCTGTGGGGCCAGTAGTTGTAAAACGGATCCTTTGTCCGTTTTTACCTTCCATAATGGAGTCGCCTTCACTTGGGGTTAAAGGACTTAATTCTGGATTTTCTTTAAAATAATTACCTAATTTTACAGCTACTTGTTCATTGTCTTTAGAATCATCTAACCTAAAAACATAACTTCCATCAGCAGATTGGAATAATTCATATAAAGGAGCATTAGAATCATTAACACCACTAGTATATCCTAAATTTCTTAAATAATTATCTAATTGTTTTCGAGCAGTTTCTCTACTAGGTGATTTAAATTCTTTTTTAAATTCAAAAGCCTTAACATTAGATTCTCTTTTAGACCTTAATTTTTTAGAATCTTTTTCTAATGGTAAAGCATTACTAGCTGTGTTATTATGAACATTAATAGCTGGAGTATAATAATTAGTGGTTGCACTAATATCTCCTTCTAAATCATTATAAACATCGTTACTAGTAGATTCTACAATTTGTACTAATTCACCAATAGTAGGGTAAGTAAAATTATT